AATTCAAGGGCGACTATGTGCTGCGGCATATCGTCGAGATTGAATCCGAAGCGGAGAGGCAAGGGTTTGCAGTGGAGTTGGTTGCCCCCGAACCATCCCCGACGCTGGAGGCCCAGCCATGACCGCGATCCTCGCCGGCTGCTCCCTGTTCGCCATTGCCCTCGTGGTCGCCGTCGCCTTCGGCCGCTTCCTGGCGCGGGGCGAACCACCACCCACGCCAACACGTGGCCCACAACGCGACTCGCTCTATACCCGACTGCTTCGGTCGACTATCGAAGGGCCGGAGGACGAACCATGACTACCTGTAAAGCGTGCGGAAGCCGAATCCGAACCCCGGAACCATACCGGGAATGCCCGAGCTTCGAGCGGTGCTCGGTCAACGTCTGCCCGCTCGATCCCGACCGGAACCTCCGGACCCACTGCGCCGAAGATCCCGAGACGAAGTGCAAGGCCCGGCCCTCCGTGCTCAGGGAGATCGCGAGCGAGTACCCCCCTGAGCTGCTTCCGTGGCTTTCGGATACCCCCCGAAAATCTATTCCTTCAAAAACGGACGCTCAAAATACAGGCGTTTTAGAGCGATCAGGCGGGGTAGGGGGGTCGGGTAACCCAGTACAGGCCCCCCCCCTCAAAAACGAGGCCGAGCTGTGAGGCTGCGCAAGCTCGACTCGAACGACTCAGGGATCACCCGAGCGCTACGGGAAGCCGGCGCCGTCGTCTGGCACTTGGATTGCCACGAGCCGGGCCGTCCCGATAAGCTCGTGGGGTTCCTCGGCCGGCTCTACCTCCTCGAGATCAAGGCACCCAAGACCGGACGACTCTCTCGTGAGCAGCAGGACGCGCATGGGCAGATGGCCAAGGTCGGGGTGCGAGTCTGCATCGTCCGCACGGTCCGGGAGGCATTTGAGGCGGTAGGGATCACCGGGAAACGGGCTGCGCAGAACCAGCGAGCCCTCAGCGAGATTGCCTTGAACCTACGGAAGAAAAGCGACGATTTCGAGCGCCGCGCCCGACTCGTCTCCAGCGTGCACGACTTCCGTACATCCACGGCTCCGTTTCGGGTGCAGGGGGCGAATGACTACGGTCGCGATCCCCAGCAACGCTACCGCACCCCCGAGGGCGACCCGTGGGCAGATCCTGGATCCATGAGCAAGATCCCGGATAGGTTCTGAGGCCGATGCGGAGGCGCCCGGACCCCGAGGTGATGCTGATCGTCGGAAGGGTGCGTGGGTATCTGCTCCGCCGTTTTCCCGACCAGGTCGACGACGTGGACGATCTCGATGGCTGGATCGCTGAGCACGTCCTGGTCGCGATCCGGAAGTTCGACCGCTCCCGCTCGAGTATGCCGCTGTCGGCCTGGTGCTGTCTCTGTGCACGCAGCAGGATGCTGGATTCACTCCGCCGGAGGAGGATATCCACCGTTTCCTACGCCGACGCGGAGATTGAATAGCGGCTCGTGCGTACCCTTGGACGTAGACATGGCCGACCAGATCCAGACACGACACCCCACCCCGGCAGACGAACCGTTCGTCTTCAGCGTCTGGCTGCGCGGTCTGCGCCAGTGCCTGCCGTACAAGCGCATGCGGACCGACCCGTTCTTTCGGCATGCGAAGCCGCTCATGCTGTCGGTCTACGAGCGCGCGACCACGCTGATCGCGGTCTACGAGGGCGACCCAACAACGATCCTCGGCTGCATCGTGTTTGAGCCCGAGCTTCTGCATTGGCTGTTCGTGAAGGAGTCTCTGCGCTCCTTCGGAGTCGGTCGCTGCTTGGTCGAGGCGGCTGAGATAGATCTACACACAGTGACGACCACGGCCTGGAACGACGAGACCCGACGGCTGCTCGACCGATTTCCAGACGCTACGTACAACCCGTTTCTGTTCACCAATAGGAGATAGACCAATGGCAGACAAGTACGAGCAGGCTCAGAAGGTCGTTGAGCAAAAGAAACCCGGACCGAGCGCAATCAGGATCAAGCGAGCCACCTGCCCCGATGGAATTCGGATCGGGAACGACGGCACGCATCGCCAACTGCCACCCCGTGGTGGCGGGAAGTGCGAGGATCTCTCTCTCCTGCCGGGCCAGCTCGTGACGGCCATCATCGGGGGTGAGCGGTACGTGTGGTCGGCTGCGCGCTTCGACTCGATTGTGCTCGAGGTAAGCGGTGAGTGAATCGCTCGCGCTGGTTCTGATCGCTATCGGATTGGCGCTGATCGTGTTCCGTAGGTGACCAATGTCCCGACGCAGATCGACACCCGCCCGGGCGCTAGGGATTGAACATGCGCGGCAATGCGTCGAGCTTCGGCTTGCCGGGAAGCAGTATCGTGAGATCGGGGAGATCGTCGGGATCGATTTCACTGTCGCCTACGACCATGTGGCGAAGTACCTGAAGCTCGCGGCACAGCAGGCGCTCGAGGGCGCCGAGCAGATCAGGCAAATCGAGATTGAGCGGATCGACGGCATTTACTCACGGGCGTTCGACGCATGGCATCGGAGTGTCGGCAAGAAGAGCAGCGGAGACCCACGCTATCTCCAGATCATGCTCAACTGCCAAGACCGCAGAGCAAAACTTCTCGGCCTCGATGCACCCGAGAAGACAGACATCACCACGGACGGCAAGCCCCTGTTCACGGACAGCGAACGGGCGAACCGGATCAAGGCTCTACTGACCAATGGACCCGACCTGGGAACAGATCGAGGCGAGACTCCCGACGCTCAGCCGTAGAGAGAAGGCTGAGATTGACCGGGTGCTCTTGGAGCCGGGTAAACTCGACCTCCGAGCCTCTCTCTTCCGTGAGCAATACGAGTTTGTGGCCGATCAATCGAACTTCGCGACCGGGGTCTGCTCACGACGCGCGGGGAAATCTCGGGGCGTCGCTTCGTGGCTCGTGGATGGTGCGTTGAACGATGACGGTGGGCCCAGTCTCTACCTCACGCTGACCCGAGGCACGGCCAAGCGTCTCATTTGGCCGACAGTGAAGAGACTTAATGCCAACTATCAGCTCGGTTTCGACACGAACGAGTCCGAACTGGTCTTCTACCGGGACGGCGAGCAGCGCCTGATCCTCGGAGGAGTCGACAACAAGTCGGAGATCGAGAAGGCCCGCGGTACGGGCTGGGGCCGCGTCGCAATCGACGAGTCGCAGGCCATCTCGGACACGACACTCGAGGAGCTGATCACCGACGTGCTGATGCCGGCCTTGATGGACTTCAACGGCTGCATCCGGTTGATCGGCACGCCGTCGCCCGTGCCCACTGGGTTCTTCTACGATATCTGCCAGTCGCCCGACTGGAGTCACCACGAGTGGACCGTTGCCCAGAACCCCTATCTGCCGCGATGGCGGGAGATGCTCGATAAGGTGCTCAAGGTCCGGGGAGTCACCATTGACCATCCGTCGATCCTACGTGAGTGGTTTGGAAAGTGGGTAACGGACAAAGACTCGCTCGTGTTCAAATACAGCCCAGAGAAGAACGGGATCGACGCGATTCCGGAGTGCCCGGCCTGGCAGACTGTACTCGCCGTCGATGTTGGGTTCGACGATTCAGACGCGGTGGGCGTGCTCGGCAACCGGCCGGGTGAGACCGAGCTCTACCTGCTCGACGAAGAGGTGATCGCCAAAGAGAGCGTGAGCGAACTCGCCACGGTGATCAAGCGCATGCGCGCGCGGTGGAAGCCGTACCGGATGGTGGGCGACCACGGTGGGCTCGGAAAAAAGATCTTCAACGAGATCTCGAGCCGCTTCCAGATCTGGGTCGAGCCGGCTGACAAAGCGGAGAAGAACATGGCCATCCAACTCGTCAACGACGCCCTCCGGACCGGTCAACTTTTCCTCCCGCGCGATTCACGGTGTGCACAGGACGCGCTCCGGCTCGAGTGGGAGGTGAAGAAGAACGGCAAGAAGGTCGTCTCGGATCGGTTCCACTCGGACGCCTTGGACATGCTGGTCTACGCATACCGCCACAGTCGGGCCTACCGGGAGCAGCCGATCGAGGAGAGGCCGGAAACGGGGACGACGAAATGGCAGGAAGAGAAGCTGCTCCAGGCCGCGATCGACCGGGATCGCGCCAAGAGCGACCCCGACTACGCCGAAGATCTGGCCTGGGCCAAGGTGCTCGAGCAGGACGAATGGTAGCTCGTGCGTACCCTTGAGCATGACGGTGTCAGAGATCGCAGAGCTGGTCGACCTCATGCGGGCCAAAGGCGTGCTGGAGCTGCGGACAGGTGACGTCGAGATCAAGCTGAGTGAGGCGAAGCCGGCCGGCGCGCTGAAGCCGCTGGTCGCAGTCCCGGAAGAGCCTGAGCCCGATCTCACGCTCTGGTCCAGCCCGTTCGATCCAGCGCTTGCGAAGGGGGCTTGATGCGCTACTGGTACGAGAACGACGGCGAGCAACTCGCCCTTGCAGTCCAGGCGCAGATGGCTTCACTGCGCACAGAGGCGTCGGACCGGTTTGGACGCTACAGCCAGGCCGTCCAAATCTACGGCAACACGCTCGACGTGCCTTGGGAAATGCACGCTCAAGCGCACGTAGTGGAACTCCTGACCGAGCGCCTCACGTTCAATGTGACTCAGAGCTGCATTGACTCTCTGGTAAGCCGACTCTCTCGCAATCGCCCCCTGCCCACGTTCATCACGACGCGCGGAAACTGGGAGATCCAATACAAGGCCCGCCAGCTCAACCAATTTGTTGAAGGGCTCTTCTCCGAGTTCGGTGCCCACAAAGTCGGGATCGAGGTGTTCAAAGACGCATCCGTACTCGCTGATGGCTATCTGCACGTGTACCGAAAGGGCAATCGCGTAGCAGTGGAGCGCGTGCCTGCCTCGGAGATCTACGTCCCGAAGGACGAGACGATGCTGGCCGAGCCGCGCACGATGTTCCGGCCTAAGATTCTTGATTTCGAGGTGCTCAAGAACGCCTTTCCAGACAAGGCGAGCGATCTCGAGGTGGCCTCGCTCACGTCGGACAAGGACCAGGCGGCGAGCAAGATCCGCGAGGTGGTGGAGGCGTGGCACTTGCCGAGCGGGGAGGGTGCCGGCGACGGCCGTCACGTCATTGCCTGCGGCTCCGTGCTCTTGGTCGACGAAGAGTACGAGTACGACTCTTTCCCCTTCGCTCGCATTTCGTTCGCGCGCCGCATGTTCGGGTACTACTCACAGTCACTAGTCGAGCAGATCCTCCCGATCCAAACCGAGATCAACAAGGTGCTGTGGACGATCTCACGCTCGTACCACCTGGCCGGCTCGTTCAAGGTCTTCCTTCCCGAAGACTGCGAGGTGTCGAGCTCGAAATTCGACAACTCGATTGGAACGATCATCCGGTACCGCGGCCCCACGGCTCCGACCTGGGGTGTCCCTCCTGTGCTCGCACCAGGCACCTACGAGCATCTGGAGAATCTCGCGTCGAAGGCGTACCGGCTGGCCGGGATCTCCGAGCTCTCAGCCGGCAGCGTGAAGCCTCCCGGCCTCAATTCCGGCCGGGCAATCATGGCAGAGGGCGACCGAGAGTCGGATCGGTGGGTTTACATCCAGTCCTTGTACGAGGATCTCTACGTCCAAACGGTGAAGCTCGCGATCCGGGTCATCAAGGAGATCAAGAGCAGCTACCGGGTCAAGGTGGTGAGCCGCCGGTTTCTTGACCAGGTCGAGTGGGGCAAGGTCAAGCTGGACGAGGACCAGTACGAGCTCAAGTGCTCCCCCGCGTCTGCTCTTCCCCGTGATTTTCCCGGACGGCTCGAGTCGGTTTCCCAACTCGCGCAGGCCAACTACATCGACACCGACACGGCAAAGCGGATGCTGGACATGCCGGACCTCGACCAGCAGACAGACCTCGATCTCGCCCCGGTCAATGTCCTGCACATGATGTTCGAGAAAATGGCGGTCGAGCAGGAGTACTACCAGGGCCCGCAGGCGCTCGACAACCTGCAGCAGGCCCGGATCCTGTGTCTCAAGTACTACCACCTTTACCGTCAGCAGAATCTACCAGAGGATCGGCTAGACAAGTTTCGTGAGTATCTCTCGGAGGTTGACGACCTTGAGGCCCAGATGAATCCCCCGGCTTCAGCCGCGGTGCCCGTGCCGGGTGACGCCTCCGCCGGGCCGATGGCTGTGCCGCTCGCACCGCCCACGTCCGACATCCTGCCGATCGCCTGAGCCCTCGTGCGTACCCTTGGGTGAGAGGACCGATAGAGATGGCCGAGACAGAGACGACCGAGACCACGAACACGGAAACACCAACCCCGGCACCCGAGACGAAGCCGGCGGACGAGACCAAGACCACCGAGCCAGTGGTCGAGCCGGTAGAAGACCCGAAGTTCTCCGCGCGCCTCGCGTCGATCGCCAAGCGCGAAGCCTCGTTTCAGGCGAAGGTGGCGAAGGAGAAGGCTGACCTCGCCAAAGAGTCCGAAGGCATCAAGGCGCAGCTCACGGAGGTCCATCGGCTGAACGAGCTGAAGGAAACCGCGAAGACCGATCCGCAACGCGCCCTATTCGCTGCGCTATCGCTGCTCGGCGTCAAGCCCGACGATATCAAGGGCGCACTGTCAGAGAAGGGCGAGCTATCCGCCGATTTTCGAGTGCGGCAGCTCGAAGCGAAGATCGAAGAACTTGAACAGAAGGGGCTCGAGAACCGCAAGAAGGAGCTCCAGGCGCAGCAGAACGCGGACCTTCAGCGGTTCGGCCAGCGCGTCACGGACCACATCGAGCAGAACGCGGAGAAGTACGAGCTGACGCATCTCAAAAAGCAGTCGCCCCTCGTGCTCGACGTGATCAGCGAAGCGTACAAGGCGACGGGAGAGCTCATCGACATTGACGAGGCGTGCAAGGTCGTAGAAGCGCACCTCGAAGCAGAAGCGAAGCAAATCCTAGCCACGAAGAAGTTCTCCAGCCAAGTGACACCCAAAGAAAAAGACACGACCACGGCGCAGACAGAGGCCACGAACGGATCGAGCAAGACATTGACCAACGATCTCGGATCGCGGAGGCCACACCTGGATCTCCGCGAAGAAGTGGTCGCAATCCTGAGCGGTCACGCATAGGCCGCCCCTTTCTTTGAGGTGACATTATGGGCATTTCAGCAGAGCTCGCGAAGGCGTGTAAGGTAGTCTATGAAAAGCGATTGATCGATACCGTCTTTCGGCGTCGGCCACTTCTCGCCCTTCTCCCGAAGGATGAAAGCTGGGGCGGGGATGGAACGGTCGTCTCGCCGGTGAAGTACGGAATCGGACCCGGTGGCGGATCGGCCACATTCGCTACGGCTCAGGCTAACATGGCGTTCAATCGCGGGATCGCAAAATTCATCACCACGCGATACCCGAACTACTCCATGGCCAAGTTGACCAGAGAGGAGATCAAGGCCAGCAAGGACAATATGGCCGCATTCGCCGATTTGCTCGATATGCGGATCAAGGACGCCCTGAAGGACGCGGGCGACTTCCTCGGCCGCGTCGTGTTCGCGACGGGAACGCCGATCATCGGCCAACTCGCGTCCTTCTCTACCGGTGTCAGCACGTTCGTCGATCTCACCGGTACGGCGCAGATCGAGGTCGGGATGGTGCTGGTGGTCTGCGACGCGGCCACCTCGACCGCGGTCACCGCCGGCTCAGCAGTCGGCTACGTGATCAGCGTCGATCGGTCGTGGGGCGCTCAGACCTTCACCATCTCGACGACGGCGACCGGTGCTGCCGGTACTCCGACCGGCTGGACCTCGGGGCTGTACGTCGCTCGCGCCGGTGACCTCGGTGTCGCATTGCACACCGGACTTCGCGGCTGGTTGCCTACCACGGTGGGTGGATCCGACAGCTTCGCGGGCGGCGTCAACCGCTCGTACGATCGTACCCGGCTCGCGGGTGTGTACATCGACCTATCGTCGTACTCGCTCGACGAAGCGCTCAAGTACCTCGTGAGCGCAACCGCACAGAACGGCGGCGACCCGAAGTACACGATCGTTCACCCCGACACGTTCGACAAGCTCGACAGTGCGCTCGGCTCCAAGGTTCACTACGAGAAGGCCGAGATCAAGATGGGCGAGGCCACGATCGGATTCGGAGGTATCCGCATCTCGGGCGGTGGCGCCGAGTCGCTTGTGTTGGCCGATCCCGGCTGCGGAGCGACGGACGCCTACGCGATCGATCCGAGCACCTGGAAGGTGAAGAGCCTCGGTCCCGCTGTCGGCCTGCTCGACTACAGCGCGAACGACGGCGGGCTGATCACCGTCTCGACTGAGGACGCCGAGGAGATCCGGGTCGGCGGTTACTACAACATCGTTGGGCTGGAACCCGGCGGGAACGGCCGGGCGCTGATCTCCGCGTAGTGAACTGGGATCCGGTAGGGCGAGAGATCGGCTCCCGCCCTTCCGGATTCCACGGTTTGCCCTGGGGGCAGGGACAGGCTGGCAGCACACCGCCCACGAAAGGTGAAATGAAATGTCAAACAGAACGTTCAATGATCGGCTCTACTCCCACGAGAAGAAGCCGGTTGCGATTTTCGCGGAGGCGACCTTTGGTGCCTCTGGCGCTGTGACGCTCAGCGCCACGCACTCCAAGGGCGTGAAGAGCATCACGAAAGTGGACACCGCGGGCTGCTACGTGATCCACCTGAACGACATGTTCCAACGGCTGATATCCCTTCAGGCGATGTTCGAGCTCGTGACGGGACCTCCAACCGGCCCACTGGTCCAGGTGCTCGACGCAGCGGTCGACAAGTGCGGCTATGGTTACGTGATCGTCGACACTCTTGCGGCCACAAACGCCATCATCATCCACGGCGTGACCTTCACTGCCGTCGTCAGCGGCGCTACAGGCAATCAGTTCGACCTCGGAGCCTCCGACGCAGCCGCGGTGACCAACTTGGTCGCCAAGATCAACGCCAATGCGACGCTCATTGCCGCTGGGATCACGGCGTTTCAAATTCAGGCGATCGGTCGGTTCGTCGTCAAGAGCAAGCAGCCTCGGATGTACTGGAGCGCGACGGCTACCCGTTTCGTGCTCAGCCCGACCGCGTTCCTCACGAATCCCGGGCTCATGGTTCAGTGCCTGGGCGACGCTCTCACGGCTGAGGCACCTGCGAGCGGTGAGAAGGTCTACGTCGAGCTGAAGTTGGCAGATCTGTAAGGTGAAACGATGAAGACGCCCAAAGAACTGGCCGCAATCGTGATCGCAGGGAAGCCGAAGAGCGAGGGCCCGTCCGATCTGGAAAGCTGCATGGAGGATTTCATCTCCGCGTTCGGCGCGAAGGATGCCAAAGGTATGGCCCAGGCCTTCGAGGCGGCGATGATGGCGGGCCCGATGGACTCCGGAGAGTCCGACAGCGAGGACACGTAGTCAGCTCGAGGCTCTCTGTTCGCAGAGGGCCTCCTTGGTGACGATATGGCCTCTGGATCGATGACGCTCGCAGAACTGATTGCCCAGGTCCGGTACCGCGCGGACATGGCCGACTCGCAGTTTTGCACCGACGTGGAGGTCACGTCGTACCTGAACCAGTCGCTCCAGTCGCTCTACCAAAAGATGGTCAATGCGCATGAGGACTACTTCGCCTCGGCGACGCCGCAGGCCGTCACGACCACGACGGCCGAGGCTTACCCGCTCGCGGCCGACTTCTACAAGGGGTTGGGAGTCGACATTTTCCAGGACGGCGTCTGGAAAGAGCTCACCCGATTCGGCTTTCGGGAACGCAACCGACAAACGCAACTACTGGTGAAGCCGTCGTTCTATCGGTTCGTCGGTGCCAGTCTGTGGCTCACCCCGACGCCAGAGGCCGGCAAGTCGATCCGCGTCTGGTACGTGCCGCGCTTGGCTCTGCTCGCGCTCGTGACCGAATCGGTCGACATGGTGTCTCACTCGTGGCTCGAGTACGCGATTCTCGACTCCGCGATCAAGTGCCTCGACAAGGAGGAGAGCGAACCGCATCGCTC